GATGCTCCAGGAGATGATTGACACCCAATGGGGGCATCTCTATCAGCATATCGGCCAGCGGATGGCCAAAGTAAAGGATATGCGGATCAATCGGGTCAAGGAATACTATCCGCCCTTCCGCACGCTCCATTACACCGACCAGAGTATGCGGGATGAGGTGTTTATGTTTCAAACCTCCGATATCTTGCGTGCGGGGACCGATTATTCGGTCACGGTCGAGCGAGGCAGCCTGATTCCCGAATTTCACGCCCTCCGGGAAGCCCGGATCCGCGAACACCTCCAATCGCCCCTCGCGGTCCTCTATATCGACGAGCGCACGGGTCGGATCGACAAGGAAAAGATTGCGTCTGACCTCCAGATGGGCGATGTCGGGCGCGAAGCGCGCGAATCACAGTATCGGAAGCTTGCCCTCTCCCTGGTGGAACGCTTGTGGCAAGGGGAGGCGCTGCCGCCCCACGTCCCGATGCCCTTCTGGAATTTGCGCGTGATCATGGACGAACTCGAAGCGTCGATGGCCACGACGGAATGGTTGGGCGCGAGCCCCGCGATTCAGCAGGGGTTTGTCGCCTTCTGGAACAAATGCCGGACACTGCTCGTCGAAGCCTCCCAACGACGGCAGGATGGGATGCAGCAAGAGCAGATCCAGGGCGCCGTCGCCCAAGCCGCCCAGCAGGCCGCCGCGAAGGCCGCCGCCGAGGCGATTGACGCCGCCACCGATCAACTCTCCGCCAGTGCGGCCATTGCCCCGCAGGCGCCCGAGGCCCTGGCCCAGGCGATGCTGGCCACGCAACGCGGGCCGACGACACCCCAGTAGATGACTTGACACACGACCAGCGCGTCCTTGATACTACGAGGACTGACCAGATGTCCGTGACCACGAACACGGACCACGAATAACGTCGGGGAGATTCGTTGGCGAACGAATACCTTCCGAGACGCTCGTGGACCACTCGATAGAGGAGGATAGATGGCAGACGACTATCTCGATACCCCTGCGGTCCCCGAGGCCCCCGCGGCCGAGGAGACTGAGCAACAGACCCCCGGAGGTGGGGCGGACGACTCGGGCGCGTGGCCTGTCGAGGCCCAAGCCGCATATACCAAGAAAACACAGGCGCTCGCCGATGAGCGGAAAGCGTGGGAAACGCAACGGTCGGAACAAACCCAGCAGTTGCAGTCCTACGCCCAGCAGCTTCAGCAGCAGCAGTATGCCCGTCAGGCCGCGACACAGGTCGCGCAGCAGCAGACCCAGGGGCAACAGCAGCAGCAGTCGATGCTGGACCAGCTCCGCTCGATGCCGTATCTCGATGGGGCCACCGCCGCCCAGCTCATGGAGCGGTTGGTGACCGAGGGGATTACGCCCCTCCAGTCCGCCATCAAACAGCGGGATCAGGCGATGTCGCAAATTGTCCAGGACTACAAGTCCCTCCGGGAGCGCGTCCATACGGCGCACGACCGGCAGGCGGGACAGGACCTGGATCAGCGGTTTGTGCAATTACGGACCGACGCAGGCTTGCCGGACGAGGAGGTCGTGAATGACCTTCTCAGAGACGTCTACTACTCGTATGAAGGAGCCGATTGGGACGAGAAGTTTCCCGCGACCGCCCGCGAGCGGATCGAGGGGCTCAAGAAAGTCTTTCGGTCGATGGATCGGCAGGCCGTCGTGCAGGCCAAAGCCTCGCCATTTCCCTCAACCGGCGGCGAATCGTCTCTGACGAGTGGGAAAACGGACGGGTACAAAACGCCGGAGGAACGAACCGACGAATTGTGGCCGATGCTCAATCCGGGCCAGACCGAGTAACACCCACCGCTGTAAGGGGCCGAAAGGATTTACCTGATGGCGAGTACCACCGATGTCATTGAAGCCCTGAAATATACCTACGGCGTCGATCAAGTCCTCTACCTGGTCAACCAAGAGGTTGTCTGCTGGAATATGTTCCAGAAGATGAAGAAACCGATGGGGGGCCGCGGGCAGTTCCTGATGCCCATCATGGTGAAAAACCCCGGCGCGTGGAGTGGGTTGGCGGAAGGCGGGGCGCTCCCGTCGAACATCGACCCCGACACGACCGAGGCGTCGTTCAGTCTCCAGGAATTTGCGGGGCTGTACAACATGTCGTGGAAGCTCATCCAGGACGCCCGGAACTCGAAGTTTGCGTTCCAGACGGCCCTGAAAATGATGGAGAGCGGCTTCCGCCGGCGGATTCTCAAACTCATCAACGCCGATCTCATCTCGGACGGCCTCGGCAAGCTCGCGATCATGCCTGCGGCGGATAATCAGACCACGATTACCGTGGACGCCCTCCCGAGCATCGATCTCGGGATGACGGTCGATCTGATTGACGCCTCGGATAATGACGCGGACCTCGCGGCGTCCCGGACGGTCTCGGCGATTGATGTGCAAAATCGCACCGTCACCATCAGCGGATCGGCCCCGAGTGGGACGGCCGCCGGGGATTTCTTCTGTATTGAAAATACGACGAAATCCGGCGCGATTTACCATACGGACGGCCTCCTCGGGATTATTGATAATGCCAACCCGCCCTCGGGCAACTTTGGCAATATCAACCGCAGTACCGCAGGGAACGAGTTCTGGGAGTCGATCGTCCTGGAAAACAGTGGGACGAATCGGGCGCTCACCGAAGACCTCCTGATTCAACTCGAAGATGCGGTGCGGGAGAAGGGCGGCGCGAAACTGAACGCCTATGTCTCGAATCTCGCCATCATCCGGCGCTATCACGAACTCCTGCGCGAAGACACGTTCTTTGCGATGAGTTCGCCGAAAGCGTTTGACAGCGGGTCGGGGGTCGGACGACAGGGCGGCGCGCAGCAGAAGGGAAAAGACGGCGGCGATGGTCGCACCGTCTATCGCTTCAGCGGCAACCCGTGGCATGTCGAGCCGTACTTTGCGGCCAATACCATTATCGGGATGGATACCAAGCATTTCTACATCGGGCACGGCGAAAGTGCCGTTCCCCGTCCGGTGTCAGAGGTGTTCGATGGCACCCCGTTCTTCCGCCAGACCTCCAACGCGACCTTTGAGGTGGCGTGGTATTGGCAGGGGCAGTTGTTGAGCGACAACCCTGCGGCCGGCGCGAAGATCGAGGACGTCGCCGAGTCGTAAACTGAGTAGGTGGGGGGAGGGCAACCTCCCCCGTCACTTCGCCAGAAAGTAGGAAGTCATGGGAATCAAAGCGATTGCGAAACTTGCACCCGTGCATGTCGTCTATACGATTTCAGCGGGAGAAGCGGCGGATACGGGTATTTTCGTGGCCGACCAGGATTATCAAATCATGGATGTCCGCGAAGTGCATAGCACGGCCGGAGCCAGCAGCACCACATTGGATGTGGGGATTGCGGCCTCGGGGACCGCCCCCGCGAGTCTCACCACCGCGTTGAGTTCGGCGCTGGCGTTGGACAGCACGGCGAATACGCCGGTCCAATCGACGCTGACCTCGACACTCTCCGCCAGGAAGATGGATAAGGGCGAACAACTGTCGTTGAATTACACCGGCACGGTTACCGCCTATGAAGGATCGGTGCATGTCGTGCTGAAGCCGATTCGGACGAATACGAGTTACTAAGGAGGCGCATGGAGTCTTTCCGACCAGTTCGCTATTCGCTGGAAGAAAATCGGTTCTTTCTCAAGCATCTCGGGGAGTCGCCCGTCTCGGCGTTGCGCGATCCGACGCCGCCGGGGGTCAATCCCGTCACCGTCCAGGAAGTGCTGGGCGAAGTCTACGAACTCGCGGAACTCGAAAAGCATCGCGGGGTCACGTGGGCGGGTGTGGAGAAAGTCGGGCAGGTGATTACCCGATATCTCAGCGAATATGAGAAATGGCAGGAGATGGCAACCCGTGGCGCACCGCGCTTTCCCACCATGCACGCCTGGGACGGCAAGGGACGCCCCCATCGCGGGGGGATCACGTCCGATGCCGGGGAAGTCTCGACGTATTTCGATGACCAGGGGGAGCGGAAACCGCTCTCGATCTCGTTACGGGATCCCGAGTCGGTGGCGTTCCGTCCGCCGTGGACGAAGGTGGCCGAGCCGATCCCCGATACGCTCACGGAAGACCTGGAGAAAGGACTCCTCCAGTGTCCGGTGGATGGCTGGGCGACAAACTTCAAGCCCGAGTCACGTGCGTCCTATAACATGGCGCGCGGGCGCATGGTGCGCCACTGCAAGACCAGCAAGGACGAGCGGGTCCGCGAGTTCGCGCTCAAAGCCTTCAGTTAGCCATGCCGCCTGCATCGACGTTTTCGGTCCCGGTGCAGCAACACGCCCCGCCGCCGATCGAGGACCGGCTGCACTTCTGGCATCCGAATCGGTTTGGGGTGCGGTTCGCCCCCACGGCCTTTCGTCAGAAACTGCACGCGATTCATCCCGACCTCGATGTGACGTGGCATCCACTTCGGGAACGATGGCTGGTCTGGTATCGTCGCCCGCGCATTCAGCATCCGATCTCGGCTGGCTGGCTTCTCCTGCTGGTTGTTGAAAACTCACGCGAGGAGTATGTGCCGCTTGACGACCGCACGCTGGCCGCCGTCTACGAGCAGAGCGGCTTCAAGTGGGGCTCGGGGAAACAGTACTGGGCACGCATTGAAGACGAGGCGCAGCGCGATCATGCGAGTCGGGATGACACGCGCACACAACTGCTCGACGATATCGGCAGCGCGCAGTGGGATCACACGAAGATCCAGGTGAGTATGCGTGGCCCGTCCTCGGGGAGTAAGTTCGTCCGACATCACGCAGGAGACTAAATGGCGACCGGACAATCCATGCTCGACACAATGGAACTGCTGGATCGGGGGGTCCAGGGCCAATCCGGCGAAACGGGGGTCACGATGGGATTGCGGGCGCTGAACGCCGCCCAGGACCACTTCGAGTCGCTGATGGCGCTCCAGCCCAATGCGTTGGCCTCCTCCGTGGCAACGGTGACGACCACAGCCAGTACAGAAACGACGGCGTTTCCCACCGGGGTGATTCGCCTCGACCGTCTCCAGTTTATCGACCCGGATACCAGTCGTCCCGCGTGGGACCTTGAACGGGTCGGGCCGGTGGGCGATCATTACGCGCAAGAGACGACGTATCCGTCGGTGGCGTTTAATACCACCACAAGCGGACGTCCGCGCCGGTATTACACCAACGGCACGCTGATTTACTGGGATCCACTTCCCGACGCGACCCATACCGTGCGGTATTACGGGCTCAAGGTGGCCGACGACATCACGGCGTCGGGCACGTTTGCCTACCCCGACATGGCCGCGCTGGCGGTGGCACAGTTTGCGGTCAAGATGCTACGGACAGGCAAAGATGACGATGTGACCTCGATTACCGAGATCGGGATGCAGGTCTTCGGTCCGGTGATTCAATCAATGTCTCGCTTCAATCGGGACCGGCCCCCAGGGTATGACTATCGCTACACCCATACAGAATAGGAGCGCCTGATGGCGTCGAAGCAGGAAGAGTATCAGGACACCCACGACACCCAGCTCGTCAAACGGGCCGTGATTGACGGGGCGACGAGCGGGAACAATA